TGCCCTGATAGTACGGCTTCAAATCTATCAAACGCAGATGTATCCATACCATGAGGATTAGGAATACCTTTGTACATTTCGAATCCAGAAAATTCAAAGTGGCCTCCAATTATAGGTGCTCTGCATGTTTTAATAAACTCCATTGTTTCGCTATAGTTCTCATTGTTAATCCAAGGGATAACACCAAAGCGGAATGAACCGAATGGTAGAACTGTAGGCTTCATATGAATCGTTACACAATCAGTGTAGTGACCCATTAATTCTTTTAGTGAACACAGTTCATTTGTGTTCTTATAGAATACATCATGATTTCCTGGAATGATATGCATGTGAATGTTATATTCACGCAACCTTTGTAGAAATACTTTACGGTTGTGTTCTAATGCTTTGAAGTTTACAAACTTACGATGTTCATAGTAATCACCAAGGTGAATGATCTCTGTAATCTTGTTTTCAATTAGGTAGGGGAAGAACACTTCATCATAAAATTTTTGCTGATACTGCATAAACACGTCTGATGAGTTACGTGCTCCGCAATGAGTATCATTCAGTAAAGCAATTTTCATTTAAGTACTCTTCAACAATGTCATCAGTCATAAACATCTCAAGAGATTTGTTTTTCTTTTCAGCTTTAACAAACTCTTTGATCTTTGTATCCTTCTCACGGACTCGACCAATACGTTCTCTCAAAGTGTCAATGAATGCTTGTTCACCGTGTGTATCATCACCTTGAATCTGTGCAATGAATTCTTCTACACCTGATTGTTCAATGAACTTCCACTTAATGTCTTGTTGCTTCTTCTCTTTTTCAATACGACGAAGGAATGCAAAGTAGCAAATCTGAGTAAAGTAAGCAAAAGCATTAGGAGTACCTGTACGAGTAACAGCATTAGGATTGTAGTTGTTAATTGCTCGTAAGCAGTTCTCAACAGCATCCATCACCATCTCTTCTCGATAAGTGTACCTGATAAAGTTTACTTTGTGGGAAAGACCTTCTGCGATTTTAAGAAAACAATCTGCAATGTAGGTTGTTACGATTGGGATTGGTAGGTTGTTTTCTTTGGCTGCTGAGACTGTGTCTACATAGGCCACTACCGCTTCACCGAACTCCTTGTTGTTCACATAATGTGGACGAGCTTTGGGTTCCATTTATTGATTCACTCCAGTTAAAATAACGTGCATAATATATTATATCACATAATTACTCGATTGTACAGGTTTTTATTTGAAAATATTTTTCGTCTAGCCCTGTACTACTAGACAATCTCGGTATATTATAGATCTACCCCTCCAGGGTACAGTAGTATATTATTAGTGAACTATCTCTGTGTCTACCATATCAAGTAGGTTGTCGTAGTCGTCACCGTTGGTGTCTTCGAGTTCTTCATCTGTATTATTTACCATTCTGTTATAATGATTAGCGACCATGTCGTTTACGATCGCTTCAGCGATTATATGAGTCTTAGCAATAATGACTTCATCATTCTCAGCAAATCCCATCCAACGCGAAAACATGTTTGCTTCTCGCATGCCAGACTCGCTGATCTGTTTTTCTTTGTAAACACGAAGTGGATTCCTTACTAAGAATTCAGCAGAGTCTTCTCCACTAACCTCAGTAAGAATTTCCTCGCCACTAACTAATTTGATTTGACGAATGTCTCTTGGAAGATAATTCATTTTGTAATTTGAACCTCATGAATGGTGTACTTAAACTTCTCTTTAGTATACAATTGAATCCTTATACCAGCATGAACTAATGTATAGTTCTTCTTGGTTTTCCAATGCAGATCATCACATATATCAAACAAGTTGCAATCACTTCCATCATCAGCTTTTCGTAGCCCGCGACCAATAGACTGCAACACTTTAATTTGTGACTTACTTGGACTTGCAAAAATAATGTTATGCAAGTTCTTAATGTTAATACCCGTTGAGAATGTACCTAAAGAAGCAACAATGATTGCATTCTTTTCTTTCTCTACGATACCACGAATAGCTTCTCTATCTGCAACATCAGTAGCACCTGATACGAAGAATACTTTACGTCCTTCTGCAGCGTTATCACGAATTAATTTGAATAGCGGCTTACCATGTTTCTCAACTAAGTTGAATAGAACAAGTGTATTGCCTTTACAATCTAGTGCAAGATTTTTAATAAAACTATTTCTCTTACCATGTGATACGATAAAATCGATTTCTTCCTGATAGGTTTTATCCTTATTGAGTTTACACTCATCATCAGAATATTTCAACACTAAAGCTTTGATGTTAAGCTGTGCTAACTTATCATCATCCATAAGCTCTTTAGTCGTAGTCACTTGATACACTGTACTAAACAAACCTTCTAGCACAAGACGGTGTGTAAGTGTACCATCTAACGTACCAGTAGTACCAAATCGATATTCACAATCAGTCAACTTCTCCATGATAGAAGATAATGACTTAGCTTGGAATGTATGTGCTTCATCACCAATCACCATGCCAAATTGGTCAAACCAACTCTTAGGCATCTTATAGATTGATTGCCATGTAGTAATTACAATAGGAGAGATTGGATCTTTCTCTTTACCGCTGTAGATTTTATGAATCCACTTCTCAGAGAATGCACCATCATTCTGTCCATAAGTTTCAAAGTCAGACGACATCTGTTCAACCAACGATGTAGTTGGCACTACAACAAGAACACGTTTTCTTTTTAAAGACAGATAGTACCGTGTTAAGATGTAAATGATAAGGGATTTACCTGAGCCTGTAGGAGATAAAAGCAGCCTACGCTTATTCTGTAGACCAATTGTACATGCGCGCAATTGATACTCATAAGGCGGGAAAGGTAGATCTAACTCTCGTTCACAGAATTCTTTTACGTCGTGTTGAGAGATCTCTTCTAACTTGCTTAGGTTATCACCTTCGATTGTATAACCACGTTCTTCTGCAAAACGTACTAAGTGTGGGTATAAACCAACATACAAGTTGTGAGTACGCAAATCAAACAAACGAATCTTGCCATCCCACATTTTATTTCTAAATGCAGGCATGAATTTGTAACCAGGAACATAGAACGTGAAGTAGTCTGCAAGTTCTTGTCTTGCGCCACCATCACATGTAATTCTCATGTGTACATCGTTAATTTTACGTACTTCTAATTTTTCCATTATACACCTGACGTGAATTGTCTCCACTTAATCATATTAGCAATTGTCTGATGTCTCCACGTAACGTTAGAGAGAATGTCAGATAATGTATCTATCATTGTTTTCCAATAATCAATCTGAGCTTGAACCTGTTGAATCTGAGGATCGCTATCATACCAATAGTCCATATCACTCTTCATTGGTTTAGTCAAACCTTGGTAAGGATCGTAGTCCCAACCTTTTTCGTCCATCTGTACACGATCCATCTTGCCGTTGTACCACATAAACTTGTCTTTCAATAGACGTTTAAATTCTTGCTCTTTGCGTGACTTCTGTAATTTTGAAAGCGACAAAAGCTCCAGGTATTTAGCGTGGAGCTTTGGTGTTTCTCTAGAAGATTTGTCCAGCTCCATGTCATCGATGGCGCAGTCTTTCTTCCATTGTTCTAGAACTTGTTCAAGTGTAAGCATAATATAATTCCTCAGTTGTTATAGCATTATTTATTTAAACGTATAGTAGTCATACCTAAAGGTTACGTCAACCTGTGCATATGTAATATCAGAATCTTGTACATTAAATGAAATAGAACCAATGCTTACAGGGAATGCATTCTTAAATATGACTTCTCTGTTTGGATTGTTCTTACTTGATAAAATGTATGCAGTGATGTCATCAAACATTTCTGCTGAATTTTTAGCCTTAACACTTCGTTGAAGCCAATCATAGATCTCAACAAAGTTTTCCATGTTTTCAGCTACTAACATAGTAACTGTCAATGGTTCATATATCAACTTGTCACCAGGATAGTATGCATCTTGTTGTGGACGAGGAACTACTGATTCTGTCACAGATAATCCTGGCATTACAAAGTTCTGGCAAAAATACGATGTATTAGGCGCCTTATTGAATACCATTCTAAAACCATCTGAGACGGCTAATGGATTCTTATTTTGTGTTAGTGTGGTTGTCATAGCTTTATTTATATACCTCCAGAAACAAAAAGAGAGGGACCGAAGTCCCTCTCATAAGTTTAACTATCTAGTTATAGTTATATCGTTTAATCGTTAGATTAAGCGTTATCTAAAAGGCCAGTAACCTTGAAGATACGGAAGTAAACGTTGCTACGGTTTAAACCAACATCGCTAACTGGTGCTGAACCTGGGTTAGAGAATGGGTTAGAGATCATGCCGTAACGTGTCTTGAAACCAATCTTTGGTTGGAATGTACCTTGATCCACTGCACGAACCATAGTCAATGGAACGTATGGAGCGTAGAACAAACCAGCGTCGTATGGGTTAGTACCGCGGTAACCAACAGTGATGTAGTCAGTTGTTGCGTATGGATCAATGTAAACCTTGATCTTACCGTTCAATGTACCAGCAAATGTATTGCCAGTGTCATCAACTTGCAAGCTAGTTGCCATTGCTGGGTTGTACACCAACATACCAGAAGCAGCCAAAGCAGTTGCAACATCTGATGAACAGATGATGAAGTTGCCCTTACCACGACGTGTATCTTTAGCGATTTGGTTAGCTTCGCGATCTAATTGAACCAATAGACCCTTGAAGCGTTCAACTGACCAACGGCCGTCAGCGTCAGTGTACAAGTTGAATGTACCAGCTGATGTGCAGTTAGCTGTTTGAGCACCTAACTTAGCTTTAACGTTGATAGTACGAATAACTTCGCGGTTGATTTCAGCCAAGATTTCTGCTGAAAGGATGTTAG